GCCCCTGCTGTTTGACCAACCCCACCATTTGGAGCATAAGAACCTTCACTTACGTCTAAATACCAATTAACAGCATCTAGTTGGTAGCCATCAGGTATAGCCTCTATTCCTGTAGTTGCACTAGCCATATTATCTTCTACATTACTACCCGCATAGATGATGCCACCACCGTTGTACTTGTCATTGTCTATATAGATATGCATGTGAATATCAGGGAACTGATACGGACAAATATTAAACTCACACTCAGTCGCACCTTGTGTGCTATTGTCTAACTGATTATCTGTTGTGAGTGCATTAACTAGGCTCGTTCCAGTTATGCTCAGAATCATGAGACTTATCATTACTCTCAATAGCATCCTCAACCTCCGTAACTAATGTACCGTCTTCGTTAATATAACCTGCGTCAATAAGTATTCTTTTGTTATCTAGGTATTCCTTAAAGTCAGGACGTAATTCAGGGTATGAGTTCCAAAACTTTGCGGCTTCTTTACCTATCTGTCCTTTTGCTGGGCAAGGCGTTCCCGACATAATCATCGCTTGGAACACTCTTGGGTCTTGACATAATAATGCAACACTTGCTACCTTCATGCCACTCTTTCGTAGTTCTCGGCTAAGTTTAAGTCGCTCACAATTAACATCTACAAATGTAGTGCCAAGCGACAATCCTAAAACACTTGTCTGCGCTCCTGTGCTAAAGCCCGAGACACAAACGTCAGAGTTTGATACAGATATACTGGGCGCTCTTGCTCCCGGTGGGGCTTGATTAGCGTGTTCTACTGTTGATTTAGAAGTAGAAGTAACTGTACTTGTTGTTGTATTATCGGCAGAATAAGAGTTCAACGCTACCAAAAGTAGCACAAGTAATTTTTTCATCTTATGACTTAGCCAACTGCGACCCAAAATAAAACTCAACGACTAGGGTCGTCCAAGCAAATACTTCATCTAATTTTAACATTCCCTTGACTGTCACATATTCGATTTGGTCAGGTGAAATTGTAAAGCCTAAAAAATTTGTTCCTTTTATTATTGTTGGTATAACTGTGGGAACATCTAAGAATACTGGTGCTACCTGAGTAAATACTATAATGCCAAGGAGTACGAATATAATCACTCGTCTATTAAGGGCTGCCCAAGGAGATTCTTTCTCTGAAAAAGACCTAGCGGAGTCAATTTCACCTGCTCTAGCATTTAAGGCTTGAAGTTGTAACTTCTGCATATCACTAGAGGCTTTAGATTTTATCGCTACGAGTTTCATCAAGAAACCCATAATAATAGGTGCAACACTTGTGAGCAAGGTTATCATTGCGATTTCTTCTGCATTAGCCAACCATCAAGTCTAGCGAATATTTTATAGTAAACACTGCATAGTCGGTTTATTAGTGTATCTTTTGTGTACTGACCTTTTGAATTTCTAAACGACATATTCCCCCCTCATTTCTATTTCTTGCTTAACTCCCTCACTATTCCATAGATGTCTTCTAATCTAGCCTTTACTTCTTGAATTTCATCTTTGTAATCTTCCTTTAACACATATACTCTAGGCAACTCTGCTTGACAAGAGGTCATATTATTTTCTAATTGTTTAATATCTGAAGATACTTGAGACAGGTAATATCCTATCATCATCACAAATAATCCTAAACCCCATAAAAACACCTGCGTCATTTCCATTATGTATTCCATTTAGTTTCTGGTGGCATCTTTAATCCTTAGTTAGTGATACGAATGCTGGGTCTACTTCATCATTTGGATTAGCAGTCCAATGTAGACACATATTAATCTCTCTGTTGGAAGTATCTGTTTCATCACCATAAGTTTCAGTACCATCTTCGGCAGTGTGTTTAACCTTTCTTACCTCTGTGAATGGTGTGTTCTCATACAGTATTACATCATCTAAAGTAACTAAAGCATTTATCTCTGCTTCCTTGGTTGCTTGTTCTGTATAGATAGTATCAGCGTATGTTTGAATGTCTGCTGGTACAGCCTTACCACCTTTAGATGCTCTTGCCCAGTACCAATCTATTCCACCTTGGATACTGGATACTTGAGAGTTGATAGTACCTAACATACCTTCTTTAAGAGTATCTACATCTCTATCAGTAGTTGTATAAGTACCTATAGCCTCATCACCAGAGTCATCTACTGTAAGTTGACCTGTATGGTAGTATCTTTGGTCTACCCTAACCTCACTATATGGTTTAACACCTAACGAGGAGAGTAAGTCAGCATCTCTAAAGATAGCCGAGGGGTATGTCACACCATCTACCGTTAGGCTCTTGGGTGTCTTTATTATTGTTGCGTTGTAATACCACATTGTTTGCTCCTGTTATCTTGCGTTAGAATGTTTAAAAGGTTGCTCTGCGAAGGCTATGTATATATATGTACCTACACTTGAGTTATGAGAACCATCTGTATTAACAGCCTTAAATCCATTAGATAGCATATCTATATTAGCATCGGTAGTTAATTCTGTAGTAGATGAGTTGGACTGTAATCTCTTAACCGTTGGGTTGTATGTATCTCTAGCATTGTCAAATATAGGTGAACCTTGTCCAGTTAAGTTACTCGCTTTAATTAATACATAAGCGGGTCTAAATCCTGTATAGATAAATGGTCCATCAGCATTAGCATTACCACTATATGAGCCTACCTTCGAGTAGCCATCTACAGAGTGGAAGCAGTATGCTATGTAGTCCTGTCCGCTAGTGTTTATCTGCCCATAAGAACTTGTGAATACTGTTGGTGTTGGGGAAGTAGAGTTCCAAAATAAAGAACCATCTGTATTTTTAGCACCAGTTAAGTTGAGCCAAAGATTGTAAGTATTACCGATACTCTCGTGATACACAACCCAGTTACGGTCTGACTCTGTTCTACTCTTGATAATGACCATTTCAGGTGCTTTACTTAAACCGTGTCCAACAGTCGGTCCACTAGTTCCTCCATCGCCAGTATAACCAACAATACTGAACCCAGCATCTGCATTAGCACTTACTGTTGATGTGATACTACCGCTAGTGTTAGATGCTCCACTACCGTTTGCTTTCCAGTTCCAAGCAACGAAAGTGTCGGTATTTGCATTAACTCTGCTAGTTCCTGAAAGAGTAAAACCATCAGATTGTAAAGATACACTCTCATAGTCTGCTTCAACGGCAGTAGTATCAGAAAACAAATCACCTGTGCCTCTTAATACATCATTAAGAACGTTGTTGTAACCTGTACTTCTACATTTTATCCAGTTAAGGTCAGGTTGGAAACCCACACCAGTAATAGCATTAGTCGAATTATTACCAGTATAAATCACAGTATTAAAATGCTCACTAGGTATAACCGCTACTGCTGGAAGGTTAGATGTGCATAATGCTAAGAAGCCAGATGGTGGTGTGTAGTAGAAGTCACCTATGCTATTAGAATCTTGATTGCCTTGTGCTGTCTTGTTACCAGCGAATGATGAATCTTGTCCGAAGTTCATTACGCAAACTTCTTCACCTCCACTATTACCTGACGAAACTATAGGTTTAACAGTTGTCCACCCTTTACCTGACCAATCTGTATTTGTTTCTATTATTGAATTATTCTTATAAAAAGATATGGTTTCACCATCTACATTTACAGCAACACCTATTATGTCAACGGTGGTATAAGTTGTACCTGTGTGTCCGTGATTTACTTGTTCGTTATTGCTTGGATTATCTGCATCAGCAATACCAACAGCAATTTTATTATTACCCGAACCCGAAGGACCTGAATAATACATTTCAAAATACCACTTGCCTGAAGAAACTCCAAAAGTACCAAATGCTTCTTCATTATCACCAACATTTACTTTTAAATTACCTTCATAAAAGTCTGCTGAACCAGTTTCACTTGGTTGGATAGGATTAAACGTAGCAAAGTTATTCGTAGGCGTATCTATCATCTGGTCTGTACTGGCTAGGTTGCTAGGTGTCCAGTTGTTAGAGTTACTAGAGGCATCATTACCTAGACCACTTGAGGTTGCTGCGGATAATTTAAAGTCTAGGTAGAAACCATTAGTACCATAAGTACCTGAATATTCTATAGGCTTCCACTCACCGTAGTCACCTGTTTCTCCGAAGGCTGAAGGTAGTTCTGCTGTACCGTCTACGAAGTTTACTTCTGCTAGGTAGCCATCCCAATCCCAATCACCATTATATCTGCCACCTATAAACACTTCATAACCATTATTAATGTTCATATTTGCGTTTTGACTTGGGGTAGTGGTTTGAGTAAACTCACTAGATATATCAGAACCATTAATATAGACTTTAACTCTATTAGATGATGTAGCCTGTGTAGTATCTACAGAAATTATTAAATGATACCAAGCAGAGGGGTCACGAAATAAAGCACCAGTTGCAGGTGTACTCCATCTTAAATTATAAAAATCACCCCCTGTCTGCACATAATCGTCAATAGTCATTCTTCCTGCGGAATTGAGGAACACATTTAAGAATCCCTCACCCGCACCATAATCACCAGTTGTTAGTATGGCTTGAGTAGATGATATTGCACCCAACTTAAACCAAGTAGAAATGGTAAATTTCTGCCTGTCACTTGAAGGTAGGACTCTGCTTAAATATGCTCCATCACTAATATTAAAGCGTAGAGAGTTTGCTATCTCATAAGCAGAGCCAGAAGAGTACATCCATTGTGGTGAGCCTATTGCCATATTATGCGAAAGCCAGTTGTGGAGTGCCTAAAAGAATCCTACCTGATGCTACGACCAAATAAGGAACTAAATCTGTGGCACTTGCTGTTGCAGTAAGTGTTAAACCTGCTGCTCCTGCTGTTTCATAATCTGTACCTAATCCTACGGTTCTTGAACCTGTACCATCTTGAATAAATGCTATAAATCCACTCTGTCCTACTTGCTCAGTAGTTGGATTTGCTAGAGTTACATTACCTGTTAGTGTTAGTACAAAGTTTTGATTAGCAGCAAAGTCTAATGTTACTGAACCTGTATTAGTAGCGTCTGTGCTTGTAGTGGCTACTGCTGTTCCTGTTACTGTAATTCCGTTAGCAGTTGTTGCTATTTTTACAGAATTGTCGTGGTTTAAAGTAACTGCACCATCAGCAGTTGCTTGTAATAATGTTTCACCTGTATATTTTTGTAATAATATATCATTAGAACGAATATGTAAATTACCTGTTCCAGCATCATCTATATATGAATTTGAAGCATCGTGATATATGCGTAAGTCATTACCACCACCAACTTGAATAACATTGTTATCACCAAGATTTAAATCACCCGTCATAGTGCCACCTGCTTTAGGAAGTGCTGCATCTAACTGTGTCTGTATAGCAGAGGTTACACCATCTACATAATTGAGTTCAGCAGGTGTTGCAGTAACTGTTGTTCCACTTATCTTTAATGCTGAAATGTTAGGTGCAATGGCAGTTGTTCCATCAAATAAATTGTCTATTGTATCTAAATTAGTGTTCAATTTTCCACCCCATGTATCTGCTGACGCACCTACTTCGGGTTTAGTCAGGCTATACGTTGTAGTAGTTGTGTCTGCCATAATATTTTCCTTTTTTTAATAAGTGCCTTTCCACACTCGTAATTTGTCGAAGTCACCTGATAAAATCTTTCGTTTCATAACCTCTTTTCGGGCTTCTAAATCGCCCCATTTAACACCTGCTTCGTTACACCACTCTTTAATTAAATGAACAGGTATCCTACCTATTAACTTATTTTCTCCAGTAGTACCCAACCCTTGACGATTGATATTTTTAACCTGTTCAATATATGGTTGGTTACTGAAAGTGCTTTCAATGATAATTTTATCATCTTTTGTGTCTAAATGTACCTTCTCAGATATTTTCATCCTTTTCCTTTGTTTTGTCAATAGGGTGGGGTTAACCACCCTAAAGATTTAACTTATGATGTTGAACAATCAACTACCATGCCTGACGCCGCTTCATTTTTACATACAAGTGTTAACTCAGTTAGCACCTGACGCTTTGTTGAATCGCCTGTCTTAGCAAGAGCAGTATTCTTGGTTGGACGTAACACACCACATGACCACATGTCATTTTGCATAATGAAAACATCCCTTCCGGCGTTTTCACGAGTTGGGGTAAACTCTACAGTTCCCCAAGGTGTTACATACACATCCAAACTTTTAACAACCTTTTCATCACCTGCCTGAACAGTTGAGCGTTGGTTGTTGTTACCCGTAAATCCTAGAGCAATATTCATTTGATATGCTGAAAGATATACAGAGTCAGGACGACCACCATTCTCCCAAATAGACTGCATCGCTGAATCGAAGTCTGCTTGTGTGAATGCTGTTTGTGTACCGTTTGTACGAGCATCTGTACCATCACCAGTTGGGTCTGCACCTCCAACACCTGTATTAGTGATGTTAGATGTCATCCATGAAGGTGCGCCTGCAAGTTCCCTAGCAGTTGTTGCGTTACCTACTACACGAGCGTTATTAGAAAAAAGAGCCTTTTCAATGTCTAATTTCTGTTCCTTCGCGATTTTTAACGTCATGTACGCCATCTCTGATGCTCTACCGGCCTTAGAAAGTCCAGTATCTGTATCGGCTACAGTAACAGCATTCTTAAAGATTTGCGTGTAGTTACCTTGCCTAGTAGTTGCTGTACGAGCCTCTGCGGTTGTCTCATCTCCTTCAATGTGGGCATTAGCCGCACTTGCTCTTAATGAATCTGTCTGCCACTCATGTAAAGTGTTAGACGCCTTTGATTTTTTCAACGATGAATAAAACGGTGTTTCTTCAGGTGAGATGTTATAAATAACATCGGCTAAGTCTTCACGAATACCGTTAGCATCATAGTGGTCGAAAGTATTAGTTGGCTGTGCCATAATATTTCTCCTATTATATTAAGTATTTAAAATTAAACCAAGTGCGTCTTCAACGCTACCTGATTTCTTGAGTTTTGCCTGTTGGCGTTTGCGAATATTAACCTGTGAATCTGACATTTTCTTTGCTCCCGGTTTAAGGGATGGTTTGGAGCGTTTCGCCTTGACTATCGCTTTTTCCTTACCACTCAATATGGCTTGGTACTTTAAAGCATCGTTTAGCACTTGTATAGCCCTTGCATCCATTACCTGCCCAATCTCTTGAGTAGAGTAACCATAATGCTCTTGGCCACCTTGTACTAACCGTTCTTTTAGTTTGCCTGCCTTATCTGTATCAGCAAATTCAGGAATTACTTCTTGAAGACGTTGCATTTGATTCTTTAAATAAACTTGTTTGGCTTGTTTTTCCGCCTCACCTTGTTGCATCGCTACTTGTTGTAGTTCTGCCATTTGATTATTATAAGCACCTAGTTGTTCATCGTATTTCAACTTGTCTTGCATGTAACCGATAGGGTCACTCTCCAACAGTTCTTTCGGAGGTTCAATAGGTGGATTTGCAATACCGCCATCATTAAGTTTCTGAAATATATCAGATATTTGTTGTCTTTCGCTTAAAAGGGATTCATAGACCTGCTCTGCTTCTTTACGTTGCCGAGCGGCTTCTTGCATCCCATCTTGGACGTATTTCTGTCCACTGTAGCCTTGCTTGAGTTCATCTAAGGATACCTGCTCTAATTTACCATTAACTTTAACGGCAATAAGGTCAGGCTCTTCTTGAACGGCATCCTCTAACGTGTTATCGTCTTCGTCCTGTTCACCTGCTTCCAAAGAAACCTCTTCGTCTTCAGGGTTGTCACTATCAGAATCTTCAGTAGCCTCTATTTCGACCTCAGCAGTTTCCTCTACCTCTTCGATAGCCTCTTCTGTTGCCTGAGTTTCTGCCTCTACAGTTTCTACTTTTTCTTCTTCAATTGGAGCAATTATGCTCTCAACAGCAGTTTCTATACTGCCATCCATTGTGGTTTCAGTCGTGTCCATAACGGTGCTGTCTCCTATTTTTTACGTTTCTGTTTACGATTGTAGATTGCCTCATCTGCTATTACAGAGTCGAAGTAGTCTTCAATCTTCCCTAACACACGAATAATATCATGTGCATCATCACGCTCATCCGTTGTCGAATTTACGTTTATGAACACAGCGACTTGCTGTTCCATAATCTCTTTCATGACCATCTGAAATGTTTCATCGGCCATTAATGTTTTCATCTTAGCAGATTTAGATGTTATATGCATTAGTATCTACCACCTGTTACTGCTTGTGATGGCTGTTGTTGTGGATACCTTGGTTTATCTTGCATCTGTTTAACCTTAGCAACATCTACTGCACTACCGTATTGACCTGCTATCTTAGCGGCATCTACAATTAGATTTTGGTCTAATTCATCACGCTTTCGGTCATCCTCTGCTATTGCTTTTTGTGCCTCAATCTCCATCTTCATCATGTCTGTCTGTGCCTTAGTCTGAGCCTTCATAGTTTCTGCCTCTACTAATGCCTGTTCAGGAGTCATCTGTTGTTGTTGTTGAGCCATCTGCTGTTGCTGTTGTAGTAACTGTTGTTCTTGCTCAGGAGTCATTGGATTAAAGTATCGGTCAGCGTTTCTAACACCTGATATGGCGAGCATGTCTGCTAACGTATTTCTAATTTGCGTCATTCCAACCAGTCCATTGTTTGCTCCATAGGTTTGCCATATTTGCATTTGCATTTGTAATGCTTGCCCAAGGGCGGCTTGTCTTTGGTCTTCACGTCCAGTACCAAGTCCAACATTAACCGTCACATCCATTTCAGCATTCCATGTACGAGGGTCGATTGGTACATAGTTACCATTTAATTTCATCATTGTCTCTTCGCACGAATTTTCAACAAGAAGGTTTAGGATTAATTTGAATAACCGTTTCATACCTCCTTCTGCAATATTTCTAGCAATCACCTCTATCTGACCTGCTCCCTGTTGGGCAGTTAGTTGTGCGGCAGTTGCTGTTGTATTCTGTAATGCGTCAGGGTCTAATCCCATGCTTGCTTTAGTAACACCTGTCTTAGATTCTATCTCTTGGTCAAGATACTGCATTGCAGTTAATACCTGTCCTGCGACAAATGGTGTTGCTATATCTATAAGCGCATCCCTTGATTTCATTCTTACAAGGCCACCTATTTCGTTGTTCATTAGGTCGTCTACATTTACCTGACCACCTATATAGCCTACTCTTGGTGAGTTAGTAAGGGCAACATTATCCATCATTCCTCTTAACATAGCAGTTGAGGAATCTTGGTCATTCAATATAAGGTCAGCAATAGAGCGTCCAAAGAATGTGTGTGGCTCAGGGTCAACCTCAAATACTGCGAATGGTACTTCTCCCCAAGGTTCAAAATCTAGCATTTCATCATCATTACCACCTAAGAAAAAGCGATACATTCTCGCAGTTCCTGTACCATCAATATCCATCTTCATGTAGGCCTCTGTAACTACAACATTCTTCATAGAAGGGTCGGCAGTATGTTCGTTCTCATCTTGGTCATAGCCTTTACGTTCAAATACTTCTGCGTCTGTAAAGGTATCGTCAGATGACATTCCTGACAGTTCTGACACTTGGTCAAATTCAAAGCCCATTGCTACTAGGTCTGAAACTCGCATCTCTGTTCGGTGTGCAACTAATAGTGCGTCCTCTACTGATTTGGCGTTTCTATCTACAATAAACTCTTCAGGAGGTACAGACTCTACACAAAGTTTGCCTGTCTCTTTAGCATAACTAACCTTTAATGAGTGTTGTGGCATTTCGACTTCCATTCCCATCTCATCAACTTCCATAGAGACTTCTGTTGTTTGCTCCATTACTGTGACGTTTTTATCTTGCACAATAGCGGTTAATTCTTCGTCAGTCAGGTTTGAATATGTGTGTATTTTTTCAGAGGTATAGTCTTCCCAATACGCTTTTAGAACGCCTGTTTTCTTCACTAGAGCGTCATGTATTGCATCATTAAGCAGTCTGTATCCATTTAACTGATTAAACGTGTAATGAGCAAATCTAGTGGCTTGGTCTGCCATCGCTACATCTTCTTGATTTGTAGGAACATACTCTACAGGGTTCTCTGAAGAGAGGAACACTCGCATCAAACTAGGCTTAATTGCTCTAACCACGTCTCTGACCTTGGTTGCGACAATTTTTGACCTACCTTCCTCTTCGCCAATATCGACTTGACCCTCGAAGTACCGTTGTGATTTGATTCGGTCTTCTACAATTTCACTTTCCATAAAGGACACAGCATCTTTAATAGCATCACTAACAATTCCTTGGATTTCGTCTTCTGTCATTTGTTCGTTTACTTCCATAATGTTATCCCATTGTTTTCATCATTGCCTGAGTTCGTCATTGACGATAGCAAACCTGTAATACCTAACTCGACATCTCCTCCTGCTTTACCTGTTTGATATGCTACAGCCCTGCTAGATGCTCGTGAAATACCTCCAGTAAATTTATTAATCATATCTTGTACTATTTTCATATTACCTGATGTTAGTGCTTTTCTAACTGCATCAGGGTTTTCAGATAGTAATAACTGTACTAAAGCCTGTTTTTGCTGTGGTGAAAGGCCTTGTTTAAGGCTGTCCACTAGCACTCCTGTTAATGCAACCATAGCCTGTGGGTCTCCCTGTGTGGCTCTTACAACATTTCCAACAACATTCCCTGCTTGTTGTTGTGGGGCTGTTCCTGAACCCATTGTTATCCTATTCTCTGCCTGCTGAGACTGTCCTGCTATTCTTGCTTTTTTAATAATATCGTTTACACTTTGTTCAGGGAATACAAGTCTAATTAGTTCATTTTCTTGACTGCCTTCTTTGGCAACTTTATTTAAATACGTTGGGGTTTTTCTTATTTTATTTCGCAACGCATTCATTATTCCTGACCTAAATGCTTTTAGCACAGCATTATTCTGTATTGTTGGAGACACCCCAATTAGGGCTTCCATTTCTACTTCTAATTCATCTGTATTTTTACTCAATGAGCCTCTTCCTAATTTATAAGCATCTCTTGCTTTTCTAATTACACTAGCATTTGCCCTTGTAGCCGATAGAGATGGCGAAAATATATCTAGTTGACCTTTTAACCTTTTTTCTAAATCGCCAAGTGGCTCACCTAAAGTACCCTTACCTGACCTAAATGCCGTACTTGTGTCCTCATATAATGCTCTTCTAATTATTTCTGCGTCTTCTAAAGTTGGCATTCTTTCTATTTTCATTATGCCATCTTTATCTAAAACAAAGAAAGGAACAACATTCCCTCTGGCTTTATATATTTTATTTAGGGTTTCACCTGCATCGGGTAGCCTATTTAACGCTTCAGTTAATGTTTCTACAATTTCAGGTGTTAATTCTTTTGCATCTTTCCATACATGTTTATATAGTTTTCTTTCTTGCTTTTTGAACGCCTCGTCTGTTGCTGTATAGGCTTTATGCACATTCTCCCTATCACCAATATCAGGTGTCATTTCCTTTTGCATCTTCTCTTTGGCTATGTCTCTTGTTTGTGTTGTTCTTCGTGCTAACGTGGAGTCTATCTGCCCTTTGTCTGCCATCTCACCACGCAACCACCTCATAGCACCCTCTAGTGTCTTGTTATCTGCAACAATCTCACCGTTTGCTACCTTCTCTATCACCTCTTCAGGTGATAAGCCTGTGCTTTGTACTAATTCCATAAACTTTTTTCCAACTACGGTTGCTGTTTCGTCTCCAAAAACTGCTCGAAGTTTTTCTATTGCTTTTGAAATAAGACCACCACCTGCGTCCATCACAACACCTGTTGTTCCTGCAAAAACACCACCAACACCCATCCCTAAGGGAACACGAGTTAAGTCATCAGCAAGTCCTTGTTCACCTGTTCCTAATGCGGCTGTTCCTCCTTCTCCTATACCCCATTTTACGGATGGCCATGCCCTTTGTAGTATATTGCCAGTTCTTGCTGAGGCAAAACCCTGACCACCCGGAACTAGAAATGCCAATGCTGTAGGTGCTAATGCACCTAGTATTTCTTGTGTAATGGCTATTTTTGGGTTTTCTTTTTGAAATGCGTGGAGTTTTTGTCTTATTTCGTCTCTTATTTCTTCATAAGGCCTTGACCCCGGCTTTAATTGCATCAGACCTGCTTCTAACTCATCTGCAAAACCAAGTAATGCCCCTTGTGCATAACTTCTAAGGTTTTGACTTTCAGCAGGTGGTGCTACATCTACTGGGTTATCAATAACATATTGAATAGCATCTTTGTTTTCTTGCGATATAGCGTCAAAGTTTATTGTACCCACACTATTAGGGGAGGTATTTTTGTCTTCGTCAATTGCATTAAAGTTTATAGTGGCCATCCTAATCCTTAAAGGGTTACATATCTTTTTTGTTGTTCAAACGTCAAACTTTGCCACCATGCCTTTAAACTCACAAATGCCTTACCTGTGTATGGGTCAATTATTGATTTTGCTTTGTCTTCTAATTGGTTGTACATTTCAGCGCCTACTTTTGCCTTAATATTACCCAACCTATAATTATTTCTTTCTTTCTTTATTGCGACTTGTTCTTGTATATATTCATTATAAGTTTTCTGTCCTGTTGTAAGTCCTTCTGCTTGTCTTCTTAATGCTATAAGTAGTTTTCTTCGTGCGGCTATTCTTTGGTCTATCATTTTTACTAATTCAGCAGATGGTAATGCAAGATTTAAGTTTGTTCTCATGGCCATAGCCATTTCACGTTCACTCAACGCACCGAATGTTGCAGAGTTTATTACATCAATACCTAACTGGTTTTGTAGTGCAAGTAACTCACCCATAAAACCCGAATTTTCTGCATCAAGAAATATTCCCTTCTCTGCTAAGAATTTTGGAACAAGTCCTGTCTCAACATTATTGTTTGTTAGTAAGTCTCTCGCACTTTCAAGCGAGAAAATTTGGTTTTCTAGTGGTAGGGTGGCATCCCATGCTGTTTGACCTGCCTTAGTTGCTCGGTTTATTCCTGCTTGTTTATTTTCAATATCTTGCTTTTTTTGTTTTTGTTCTAATTCTTTTTCTTGTTTCTCTTTAAATGTCAGTCCTGTAGTTCCTGTATAAACTCTTTCTACTGTATTTGTGTTAGGGTTAAACACAGGGATATATTCTTTACCTTTACTATCAAATCTTGGCTCGTATGCTTTTGAAGAAACATCATTTGTATAGGTAGGTTTTGCGTGTTTTAACACATCCTCAACAGACATTCCTGCGTTCAAAAGAGCAATAAGTTCAGGTTTTCCTTGTGCCTTTAAATATTCTATTGTTCTATTTCTTTGGTCTGTGGATGTCGCTGTCTCACCTATTGTTGATAATTCGTTTTCCATTGACGTAGCAAGATTTGCGTCAGAGTTTGTTCGCATAGAATTAAATGACTGTGCGAGTCTAAGATTACCCTCTCTAGTGTTTGGGTTAAAGAAACTACCACTCTTTAATAAACCTTGTGGTTGTTGTTGTTGCCCAATTAGGCCTTCTTCGTCTTCTTTTTGACCAAAGAGGTGTGGTGCAAAATAGTTGCCTGCCATGCCTCCTAGTAATCCTGTTAATAATGGACTCATCTTTTACCCCTTAACGATTTGCGTAATACATTGTTAAATAATCAAATAGACCCGGTGACTTTTGCTCTGTTGATGTTTCAGGTACTGGGGATGCCCCAAGAGCGGCATTCATATAACCTAATCCACTTACAGGTGCTGTTGTGTATCCTGCGAACTTTTGTTTTGCCGCATCTATTAATGCTTGTTGCATTGCCTGTTGTTGCATGCCTTGATTGGCTAAGTTTTGTTGGACTGTTTGACCCATTCCAAATCCAAGATTTGATATATTGGCTAACTGGTTTGATGCACCTAAACGCTGTCCTGAACCTGCAAGCCCTGCTCCTTGGTTAGCGAGGTCGGCTTGCATGCGTCCTTGTATGTCCTGTTGAGCCATCTGTTGTGCATTCTGAAATCCTTGTTGGCGTAATCCTGCTGAAGATTGAGCAAGTTGTTGCACCATATTCCTTCCTAATTCACCTGTTGCGATACCATGACGAGAGCCACCAAAAGCCTTAGCGGCAGTTGCTTGAGTGCCAAGGTTATTTTGCATCATCTGACCACCTCGTAGGATGTCTGCCTCATTAGCCTTTATAACATCTGTTGTATATGGATTCATATACGGGCTTAGGGATGTTGACGATAACTGGCCTGCTTGTACCTGCTGTGGCGTGTATCCCATTTCTTGTGCTGTGCCATAACCTGCACCTCTAATTCCTTGTGAGGCTAAGGTATTAATGTTTGGGATTTGTGCTTGCCCCTGTCCTTGTCCTGCCATTATATTATCTCCGTTATCATATTCATATTATTTACCACCTTCTACTACCACTATAATCATAGGATGAAGATTTACTAGGTGCTGATTTTTTAGCAGATGTAGATTTACTAGGTGATTTGTAGCCTGTACCACCAGAAAAGTTTATCCCTGATGCCTTTTTAGCAAAGTTAAATAATCCACCGGGTTTTACTAAATCTACTAATGTGTCAACATTTTCCTTATCGGACGAGATAGTGTGTACATTACCACTTGAATCAGCGTAAGAACCGCCCGGAAAACCTAAATCTGTCAAACTACCACTATATTGTGGTAATGGTGCTACATACTCACCTTCATCTCCTATTGGATTAGATGTATACATGCCCTCACCTTCTCTCCAATCTTTATGTGCTAGTCGGTATGCGGCATGTTTGTCATTAGCATCTAAAGCCTGTTGTACAGAGCCATACGTTCTAATAGGTTGACCAGTAAGGTCATCTACACCCGGTCTTGATGTTCCATCTCCTCTATTAAGGTCTTGTTGGCCTGTTTGTTTTGTAAATGGGTTATTGTTGTATGGAGTGTTATTATATAACGCTTGATATTGAAGATATTTTTGAGGGTCTTTGATTGCCATTTCACCCAATGCTTGTTCATACAAAGGTTGTGCCGAATAGCCTTTTGTTCCATTTGCATACGACTCAGGGGTTGGCACACCTGCCATTGCATCTGTTCCTTGTGGAACTAGACCAAAGGCCTCTGCCGCACTCATATTTGATTTCATTGCGGCTTCCTGTGTAGGATTAAATGCCGCTACGTCAGCACCGTAATAGGGTATATACCCTAACTGCTGTACTCCTTCTGCTCTGCCAACATTTTTTCGTGCCGCATCCTCTAACCATTGCGGTATCGCTGTTTGCGACTGCGTATTACCTGCTTTTCCACCACCACTCATATCAAAACTCCTTAACTAATGTAATTAATTGCTGTTTCCAACCAGTAGGCTTGAGTGCCTTCTTCCAACCCGGTCTTCCTGAGAGAGACATACCTTCACAACCTTGGGTCTTGCCCCATTTGATGGCATCGTCTTGCATATCTGTTATTTGTTCCAGTTTTCCACCTGCTAAAAATACATGTAAAACTTTTTTATTAGGATACACTACTATCTCCGTAATTGCACAGCCTTTTTCCCCTGCCCATAGTTGCATAGTGCCTTTTAATACCCCATCAACTATGTCTACAAAAGAGTGCGTATCGCCACCCTTGTTCAACGCACTCTCAATCCATTCTCTACAACGTAATAACTCTTCCTGTATCATGGGTCTAGTTTTAATTTTACCCAAACATTATTTTTTGATACTACAATCGTTCCTTGAGTATCATCCCACATCATAACACCATCTTCTGTTGCCGACTCGCCTCCAGTTTTATGGCGTAATTTATCCCTGTTAGTTGTTATAAATTTGTTCAGTCTTTCGCCCCATGACTTCCAGTTTTCACCTAACGGTGGTGGTGGTGTTTGTACACTCATCTTTTACCACCCGGACGTGCATCAATTCTCATTATTCCTGAACGCCAATTATTATTACCGTTCCCCTCAACTCTAATTCTTACTTGTCTACCACTAAATCTAACAGATGTTGGGTTAGTTAAACTGTACGCTCCATGTGTTTTTTCTGTATCGTTAGGATATGAGCGTGTCTTAAATGTTACCTTTACTTGTCCTTGCGTCTGTTCATCAGGGATAAGGTTAGTAACCTTCATAATATTATCACCGTTACCTAAACTAATTGCGCCACTCTCTGCAAATGGAGTTAAACTTCCATGAACATTTCCTATTTCGTGATTATACAGATTACCGCTTGCGTCTGCCCATATAGGTGTATCAAAGACACCTCTATCAATACATGCTGTTCTATCTATTGTTCCTACTGACCAATGATTTTCTTTATAGTCGAATGCTACATACCTGTCATTTTCTGTTGAAGACCCTGATGGGTAAAACCACCAAATCTCAGCATGACGTGAATTATGAACTGCATATACCTTAGATATTTGATTAGCATTTAGGTCATCAAACACATAGTCAACTACGTCACACTTTATTTCTTGTGCAACACTACCATTAAATACATAGAATCCTGATGCACCCATCCAGTAAGCACCTTCGTCAACTGCAACTGCGGCTTTTCTTGCACTCACTCCACAGGCCGTTCCCACTCTTTCAAAACCATATACAAAAGGTGCGCCTGAGTAACTTGCAATATGAGCATCGTTGTCGGTCAGTATAAGCGTTCTACCTCTCATTCTTAACCCACACATTATTTGGCCTGTAGTTTGGAGTTCAAAATCACCTGCCTCATTAGTAGCAGATGGTGTCCAAACCGTATTATTTTCTCGCCCACTCCATTGCACTTTACGAGGATTTCCACCTGCCCCAAGAGCGAATACAAATCTTTCTTCTGTTACTACTATTCCTTTATTATCTGTTGGTGCATTAGTTACTGCTGTGGCTACAGATGCAGGGTTTAATGTCCACTCATATATCTTTCCATCATCTACAGAGGTTGCTAGTAGGTTTTGCCCCCATGTATCTAATGACCATGTTGTGGCCTCTTGATATACACCTGAAGATGGTCGTGCAGTACCGTATGATGATGTGCCATAAAAGTTACCACCATAAGAAGTATTAGTTGTTGCATCTTCTGAGCCTGTTGTTAATCCTACAGGTGTAATGTCTGCTATTACGTTAGACTCGCTCACATAATATAGTTTGTTGTATGTTCCTGATGCTAAATTAGTTGTTGATGAATTGTCTACCCAAGATATTAATGCTCTTGGTGCTGAGGCAAATGCACTTGCTTTTTTAGTTATCCAACCACCTACTGGCCTCATTGACCCATCGTGCCAACGAATTAAATTAGAGTCTCTCCATCTGTTGGATGACTCAAAATCTGTACCGTTTCTATAAATGCCCGGTGGTAGTTGTAGTGGTATTAACATAATTATCCTAAGCCGCTATTTTTGTCCATGTTGTTGATGTTTCTGATATTGTATTCCATGTTGTTGATGCACTTGCTATTACTTCCCATTTCTCTCTGCCTACAGCCAATGTACCTGATGTTGTACTAACGATACCACTTGAATGCTGAACACGATTACACGTTGCAGTATTTGTTGCTGTTGGACTAGATGTAGCACTACCTTGCCATATCTTCTCTGAATCTGTTGTTATGGAGGCTGTGCTTGTCGTTGATGCAATTCCTCCTCTTGTTGCAAATCCTAAAACTGCTATTGTGGCATTTGCTGTTGGTGTTCCTGAGCCTTCTCTAACTCTTTGGCTTATTGACGATGTTGACAATGTAGCGGTTATAGATGCGCTTCCATTTACCATGAAGACGCTATTTGCAGCGCTTGTCGTTGAGGCTGAAGAGGTAGCAGAACTTTCTCTAACTCGTTCAACGCTTATTGTATTACTCGCAGTAGTGCTTGATGTAGCACTAGATTCCCTAATCCTTGAACCATTAGCCGTAGTATTAACACTTGTTGTAGATGTACCATTTACAAGAGCAGAACCTTCAGGTACTCTTCTTGCATTACAACTAATCGAACTACTCGCACTTACAGTAGTAGAACCAAAGTAGACCTCACCTGCTGAACAAGTAATTGTAGAACTAGATGATACAGTTGCACTTGCATTAAATGTTACTGTAGCAGTAGCAGTGACTGTAGAACTAGCACTTACAGTAGCAGTGCTATCTAATACAGCACCTGTACTAAATGCTAACCGACCATACTTAAAACTACCGTAAACAGACATTTACTTAGTCTAACGTAATATCTAAATCACCAGTCGGAACTCTAAATACATCACCAGTATCTATCGTCTTACTCGAAGACAATGTGGCATAAGCCATTAAGTTACCTGTTGTTAAAGCATCAAACACACCTACATGAGTAACTGTACCAAATGAGGCTGTTGCTGTTGGATATTCAACTGCCGCACTATTAGATGTTGTGTTACCAGTAGTTGTAAATGCTACTGACTGACGAGCATAGGCTGTACCTGAAGCAGATACCTCTGTACCACCACCTGTCTCACCCGGCGCGGCTGTGTATAACGCTAGATAATGTGTACCGGGGGCAGTATAAGCCGCACCTGCAAACACATGGTCAAGTATTTCCGTTTCTAAAAAATTACTAAAAGACATAATGTCCTCCTAAATTAAGGCTAACCTAAGCCTCTTATTTTCATTGTTAAACCTGAGCCACTATATTTAGCGTCCTCAGATGCTTCGTTGAGTCTTGTAATTGCGGCAGAATACATCTGCGCCCAAATTGCAATCCTCTCGTCTTCTGCTAGATACGGTGCTGAATGTAGTAATGAACCATATAAATATACATCAGGTGCTTCTAACAAAAGCCAGTTATCAGAATTACTAGCACTTAATGCTGTTGGTTTAGCATAGTAAAGTAATTCCAAATTCGTTGTTGCTGATGGTGTTGGATACAGTTGTATCTGCCCATCTGCATGTGTGTAATGTGTTGATACTCCTATTGCATCTTCATTAGAGGCTCGTTTGTCGGCCATTGATGCTCTTGACATTAGATTAAGTGGTGAAGTACCGTTGTCTGTTATGTGTAACCTAATCGTCTCTATCCAATCATTGGGGAGTTGCATGTACTCGTCCGATGGACTCTGTTGGCCTGAAGAGCGTGTCTCCATCTTCCAATGTCTAAGGTCTCTATTTATTTGTGCCTCAGCAAGCGTTATAAAGTCAGGGATGGTTGCTGTTAAATCATCTCTGTTTAGAAAGTCTGCTAGACTTGTTTTTAGTTGTGTGTACGTTGAAAGTGCCATTATAGTATTTTATCCTTAAATTAATTGATTCGCTAGGGCTTTTTCTTTTTCGCTTTTTCCATTTCCATGCCTTTTTTAATTATAGCATCTGTGTAATATTGAAGTGAGCCTGAACCTTCCATGTGTGTTATTGCTTTTATAAGTTCAAACATATCACTATCTTCTAACACTTTATCTTTTGGTATGCCTGACCTTTGAGATACTATTTTTATATAGTTTGGTGGGTTGTTATTTCCATGACCTTGAGGTGCATATATTGGGATAATTTTTTCAATAGTATTTAAAGGAGTTTTTTTATTTCTTTTTGTTTTTAAATCTCTTGTTAATGCTCTTACACCATATTCAGGTGTTTTAAACTGATAATACTTTTCACCATTAACATCATAATAAACATCTGTACCATCTTTTAACCCATCCCAATCAATATGACTACCTGACATCATAATATTACCGGGGTTATTTGTTTTTACATTTACATACCCTGCAACCTTTTGAGATAGTGCTTGTGTTTTTACTTGTTGATTTAGGTTTTCACTTTCTTCACTTAATAGACCACCTGCGGGTATTGCTAATTTAGCATTATTATTAAGTAGTCCTTTGTCATCTAAAGACCTAAGTAATTCGTCATCTAGTATCCCACCTTTAGGCTTCATTGTTAATGACCTATAATCTGTAGCAGTAGCCGTTTTAGGGTCTACATTTCTACCTAATGCCTCAGAGGTTAATATATCCCATGCACTAATATCTTCTTTAATTCTGCCTACAGGGTCGCCTTTTAATGCTTGGTTATAAGATGGGTGGTTTGATTTATTTGTTCTTGTTAGGTCTAAGAGACCTACATTTTGTAGGGTAGCATCAGGTGCGTTTAATTGTGTTACATCACTAACCGCAACTCTCGCTTCAGGTAATGATATTCCTGCATCTCTGAAATTTACGTCTAATATATTCTGAATAGCCTTACGCTGTTCACCTGTCGTTTTGTTTAGTATGCCTTGTAGATTTGGTGAGCCTATACCTTTCCATGTAGGTAAAACTTTCTTTATTAGTTTATTCAGTTTGGTTTTATCTGCTCTTGTAAGAACTGTATCAGCATAGTTAATCATTGCCTCAGTCGTCTGATGAGTGAAATCTATACCAGTAGGTTTCATTTTATAAGGCATAATAAATGGGTTATCACCTGTTTGATTTTTAAGTTTATTTGCCATATTTAAAATACTTGACGTGCCACCTTGGGCAGATGCCCAAACATTTCCTTGTAAATAATTCTCAGCATTTCGCATGTAGTTCTGCCCACCCCTTAGAGGTACAGCATCTTTTAACTCAACATCATTTATATGAGTTAATATCTTGCCTGCTTCAGACCTGTCTGATTGTGTTGTTACGAATGGCTTCCCTTCAAAATCAGTTATAGATTTCTCAGGTATATCTATTAAGATGTTATTACTGGTTTGAGTCGTAACATCTTTTAACCTTTCCAGTTCGTTTACCCTGTCTCCTGCATACTGTGGATGTATATCTCTCATTTCTTTGGTCTTGCCTGTGTTTATTTCATCTAACAAGCCTGACGCTATATCATTACCATCTCTATCTCTCACAATAGACGCATCACTTTCTGTCATATCAGGGAACAAATGTCTTCGTGCTGATGGAGTTAGAAATGTTCTATATTGGGTTTGGTATGCCTCTCTTTCGCCATGAAGGTTGTTATAGTTCTCTTTTGCTTTATTTTTGAGGATGTCATCAATATTCTCCATACCTCTTTTGTTGCGTTTTTGTACTGTTATAACGTCATGGCTTTTTTTGACAATAGCATCCCAATCCTTTTCCTGTTGGACACTATCAAATCCACCTTCTACCCATGATTTACCATATTTTTTCTTATAGGCATCTGTTAATTTGTCTCTTTCCCCTTCTATTTTAGTAAGGTCTTCTCTCAGTTCTTTTACAAAAGGGTGTGCCTCAAATAACCTTCGTGCCTCATTTGCAGTATTACCACCGGGTGCAAAATCTTCTATGAATTGGACTGCATGTTGTACTTCATGTAGAAGACGCTCTTTATACATTAAATGTAATTGGCTACTAGGCAAGCCAGCCAAATCAGGATTTGCTACCTTTTCCCATTTACCTGCTGAGTTTTTAGCCCATTTGTTAACACTATCAAATCCTTGGTCTTTCATAAGAATACTAAAGTCCTTATCTGAAAAACCCCCAAAGATACTTTTCTCATTAACATAGTTGAAAGGGAAAACTGGTAGATGCTCTAGTTCAGGATATGCTTTAAATAGTGTTGGATGGTCTAGTATATCTCCTAAGTAAACTGCTGTGTCAGGATGCCTTAACAAATCTTTTTTCCAATCAGTTTTTATGATTGCCGTTGAGTCATCTATTTCAAATCTCCATTTACCATCCTTAGCACGTTTGAATCCAGTTGACTTCCATATACTTTGAGCGGAAGTACCTCCTCTCTCAAAATCCTTTGCCATATCTAGTCTTTCATTGTAGGAGAATGGGTAGTTACCTTCTTCAAGTGATTTGTTAGATGTAGTGGCGTTAGGATTAATATCGTCACCAATATTAAGTAGTCCTTTATCACCTGCGAACATTTCTTTCTTTCCTGCACCCATTGTAGATACATCATAGACCTTATCCATTACCTCGCCCCAACCATCTAAGGCATCAGGTGTGTTCTTTAGGTGTTGAGCGAATAAAAAGCCACTCGCTACAGTACCAAATAATCCCTCTTCTACAAAGTTCTGTAGTCTTGCTTTTAACCTATCCTCTGCTACTTTACTATCTGTATCTGATGCTAGATATTCAGTAATAGCGTTTCTAAAGTCTGTGTTATTAAGCATTGTGGAAAGATTACCATCTGTTGGGTCTAGCGTTAAACCTGCTCCACCTGTACTTAGAACTTCCGTAGCCATCTTGCCTTTTATGCCATCCTTTTTAAATAACGATTTTTTGAGTGCTGTCTTAATCGCACCATAACCTGACATTAACTGTGCTGAGACCTTAGCGAAATTAAATGCACCTGATTCCCATAACTCAGGGTATTTATCTTTAGGATAAATCTCAGGAATAAAACTAATATCATCCTCAGTTAAAACATCTTCTAAGCCAAATTTATTAGCAACAAAGTTCACAACATCTGCGCCTAATTCTAATGTGCCTTGAGGTAGTTCGTACAATAAGCCTTGAGCAGTTCCTCTTGTTAGGTTTTTAGGTAGGTCAACAGCCTCTTGATGTCTTGGGTGGTCAGGATTGTGTAGAGCATTTATAAATGAATCTTTAGTAACGAATGGTGCGATTGTGCCTTTATAAGCATCTTTTATACCACTCCATATAGCATCTAATTGTTGGTTGTTTACATTATTCTCATGCCAAAAACCAGTTTTTCCTCTATTTATCTCTTTACTTTGTTTCAATAATTCCGCACTACTCTTCCATCCTTTAAATGACTTAGCGAAATTGGTGTTGTTGTACCAATTCGATATTTTGTCTTTTATAAGACTTGGCACTTCATTTAGATTAATACTGTATGAGTTGTCTGCCTCATTGCTGTCAGCGTGTTGGTCTAATATACCTCCAACTACATCAGGCTCACTTATATCATCGTCTAGGGAGAACTCTCTACTATTCAACAATGTGTTTGTTGCGTCTGTTTGGTCTTGATATAAATCAACACGAGCATCAGGTGTTAGTTTGTTGCCATAAATATCAGCCTGTGGTAATACTTGACCAAAATCATCGGTTGTTAGTTCTGCTCGGTTGGCTAATACACCTGCATCCTGTGCCTTCCAACGCTCTGCATTTTCTCGGAGGTTCATATAGTCTGATGATGGTAGGATACCACTATCTACCATATCCATTAAACGCTCATCCTCAACATTTAATAAGTTTAATGGGTTCGTGCTATCACCATATTCAGGACGTTGCTCTACCATATCTAATATAGAGTCTCGTTGTGAGGTAGCCTCTACTGGTTGGAACGGTTGTTGGAATGGATTATCCCCACCGCCATGCATAACGGGATATGGTTGTTGCAATGGATTATAATTACTATCAACTGTAGGATTTGAATAGGATGGTATTCCTTGCCTTTCAGTTGACATCGGAACATAGTCTTGGCCTTCGTATGGTCTACTAAAACCTGAATCAAATGATGGTATACCCTGTTCTGAGTATACATTGCCCTGAGTCTTTGGTGACAATAAGCCAACAAGGTTCTGACCAAGTAAAGCACCAAGCCTTTCCTCTTTAACCTTCGCCATGTTGTTTAGTATTCCACCTTCAGGTGCTTCTACACCTTGAAAGGTAGGGTCTCTAGTTATTGTGCCTGAGTTATCTTCAGGGAGTGGTGGTACATACTTTCGTGTCGGTTCTATTCCATCACTTCTTGTCTGAGCCGATACTAATGCCTCATCTAACGTGTTATGTACGCTTGTTGGCTGTAGAACACCATTAACTACTGCCGACTTCAATACCTGTTCATCATCAATTATTACACCATTATCAAACACCGTTGGTACATTTACCCACTTACCATCTATATTAATTGTTTGGGATTTTTCTGAATATTGTTGTCCTGATGTGTCTGTGTATACGTCTTTTCCATACTGCGTTGTCTCTCCAGTTGCTACAGGAGTGTCTAATAGACCTTGTCCGTACAGTTGTTCTTCTCTATTAACGTCAGTTGGAGGTACATATGGTTGATAGTTTGGATTTATGTTTCCGTCTATTGACTGTATTTGTGGATTGTTTTCGAGTGATGAACGTAGTAGTCTTTCACGTTTCTCTTCTTCAGACTCATAATAGATTGGCTCTCGGATTGTTTCCCAAGTTCCATCAGAATTTTGATGCAGTCGCTCGTGGTATCTATACGCCATTTAAACAATTCCTTTAAGGTTTCTTCGCATGGGCTTATCCCACCCTTCGTTAAATGGTCTATATCCTACGGCTAGATACCTAAACGAATCTGCCGGATGTGAAGACCAGTCGTGTTTAGGCCGACTTCTCCAAGTCTTGCCGTTCTCATCGTATTCACGCTGATAGTTTAACAGACCGTCAAATAATTGTTCACACTTTTTTTCATCAAACCAACACCTGTCTAAGAATGACCTCACATTTTGAATGCCATCATCTATTCGTAGGTTTGGTGCGATGTCTATATTCTTTATCCCAAGGTTGTCTAGAATCTCAAGACGAGACTTTCCTGAACCTAACTCCCTAACCCTAACATCATGAGGCAGAATGTGTTGGTCATACACATACCCCTTATCTTGAAGTACCTTGGCATAATGGTCTAATCCTACACCTGCTGACTCGTAGTAGTCAATTATCCTTACTTCTGCGCCCACAAATTGTGCAAAGGTTATCGCTGTTGAATCGCCAATACCTAAATCCCAACTCGTAACTACTCCCATACTTTTATCTAATGGTACTTTAGTTAGCCTACCCTCATCTTTAAGTTTGCGTAGTTCGTTAACATAATATGACCCGTCCGTAAAAATTAAGAATCCACCACCCCACACATGGTCGTACATATCAGGTCTGTTTTTCTTATCTTCCAGTCTAGTCTGTTCGAGAACGTCAGGAAACCAAGGGTTGTCCATGTAATTTAGTTCAACTATCTTCGCATTCTTAGGTGGGTTATTTCTAAACCTCTCGTGTGTTGCCGAGTATTTACTCTCAGGATTCCACGTTACCCACACCTCTGATTTAGCCTCTCGTACAGTTGGTATTAATTTACGGTAGGCCTGTTCACTTACAGACTCTGCCTCATCCACCCACGCTAATATAATTCTTGCTTTAGACTTTATAGCATCTAGTGAACGTCTTAGACCTGAGAATGTGTAGTGTATATTCCCATCTTTAGAACGAATATACTTCTCACCTATTTCATAATAATCATTAAGCCAATCTACTGACCTTATTGCTGTCTTAATCTCTTCAAGCGATGAGTCATCCAATGAGTTCATAAACTCTCTAGCGCAGAGTATTTGACCGCTTTTGCCTTGCATTCCCCATCTATAACCATAGACAGCAGTCATTAGAGCAAAGGAACGTGTCTTTCCTGAACCTCTTGACCCATAACTGCAACGGAATCTTGCCTCCCCTTCAAATATAGGTACTAACTTTGGGGGCAACTCTATCTGTGCTTTAATCTTCTCGGTCTTCATACTTTGCGACTAATTCTATCACAGTAGGTTTCATTGTGCCATCGCTTGATTTTATATCTGTTTCTGTCTTCGTAACTAAGCCATGATTTGAACTTAATGCAAGGGTTGCAGTCCTCTCTCTGAACTCGCCACTCAGTGAGCCATTCATAAGAACTCTGCCTTGTTTTGTCATTAAACCCCTTACGATGTCGGAAAACTCAGGATATTTTTGCTCCCAATCGTTGATTGTATCCCTGTGAATGCCTAATTCTAACGCTAATCCATCTATCATGGGTATTTGGTCGCCATAGGCTGTATAGTTCTTTATATAGTCCTGTGCTTTCTCTAGTATTTTGTCATTATATTTGGTTGGTCTAGCCATTAATGTAACCTCACCGATGTCATTGGTGTAAAGTCTATCTCTACTGTGTCAAGAACTGCCATGACCGCAGAGTGTGCTAAATCAACAGAGGAATCTTCTGCTAATAGCATTAGGGAGGCTACATACAATTCCTTGAAATCTGCATCATCTATCTCACTCAGGTCAAGTGTATTTGCCCCTACTATTTCTTCTTGCAAAAAACCCATAGCATTATTGCCCCATATATTATTATTCCTGCTACCAATAGTTCTTCCAACATCAACATGCTCATCCTTTTAATCCCATCGCTTTATCATACAATTCCTTGAAATCTTCAGACCTTGGTAATGTTATATTCTGCTCTGCCATAAGTATATCTATTTGGTCTAAATAGTCCTTAAATTCTGCCACCTTTAATTCAGTTGATGACCGCAACTCAGTTATCTCTTTACCCTTCTTTGTAGTGAAGGTCTTGTAACCCAAGAATAGGTCTCTAAATATTACAGCGATTTCGTCCTTATTGTACCCTAAGTTATGAGATGCCACATCTATCCACATCCAGTAGAGACGATTCTGAGCCTCTGAGCGAGTTGCAACAGGCTTTTTAATGCTTACTACTGCCTTTTCTACGTCAGGATTTTCATGGAAAAAATCTTGCACTAACGATTTAAAAACTTGTTCTTTTGGCTTATGTTTTTCAACTATTCTTTGCCCGCTCATAGAGTTTTTTTACCTTTTTATTTATCTTATGCAGTAATGCACATATTTTTAATCTTTCACAAGGTATTGCCACATACTTTCTATAGCCACCGAACAATTTTCTTACTAAACTTACTCCCATCTTATTAACTCCTTATCTATTAAGATTTGTTGTGTTCTTTGCATTGCCACTAAGTGAGTGAGAAGGATGTGCTGTCTATCTAGGTCTGTCAACTTTCTACCATCCACAATATCATGACAATTATGGCAAGCATAAGCCCCGAATATATCCGCCTTCTTAGAGGCCATTCCACCACCATTGAGATGAGCGAACACGACAGTCTCATTCTCAACCCCACCATTACATCCTTGGAGACGCACAGTACAGGCTTGTCCTTTAGCACTCTTGGTTATCTTACTCAAGTCCTAATCTCCCAATCAATTAATGCCTCTATTACATCTGCCACCGAATACACCACCTTGACTTGGCCACCATTAGTTTCTATTTTTTTTATCATGGCTTTTTGGGCTTTTGATAAGTAACCTTTTGGGGTTGCCCCCTTGGGCTTTTTTACTTCCAAGGCATAAAACATACCTTCATGTATCAGGGTTATATCCGGCACTCCTTTTTTAACCCCTTCTGCCTGTAATTTTGACGCAACCTTTACATTGCGCTGTCCACCATTAGGAACTGCCCACCAACAGAAACCTCGTGCGTCTAGGTACTCTTTAATAGACTTTTGTACCTCGTGTTCTATTTGATTCATTTAGACCCTGTGCGTGCTACCTCTGCCCATTTAGACCTAGTCTGAACATATCCAAGATAATTAGAAAGGCCATAAATCATCCAATGAATGTAAGGTTGGTCTTGTTTAATCCTGTAGTGTAAGGCCTGTCGTGTGATACCAAAGTAGCGTGCTACCTCAGCCTTCGACAGCCCTAGCCTATTAATTTCGTGAGAAATGTCGTTGTAATATATTGTTTTTTGCATAATATAATTATACCTAAACGCTAAAATAGCCGTAAAGGTATTTATACATACAAAGTGTTTTTTATTCTCACGCTATCCCATCCATCGGCAACCATCCATTTCTGAATGTGGTACTTGGTCGATGGTGGTGTTTCATTTTTAGAAAAAACGGTTGACAGAAATGCCAACTTCTCTCTAGTTGTTTTTGCACTATCCCATTGGGTAGCATAATTACTTCTCGTATATTCTAAAGTTGGCAGTTTTGGTTGCATCGCAATTTCTATTCTACGCATCTCTGCCATTATCTCAGGTACAGTTGGTGGATGTTCACGTCCTAGTTCTGAAATTCTATTAAGTGCCTCATACCATCCAAGACATGCATTATCGCTAATACTACTTAATTGTTCTGCAAGAAATTTAATTGCCTCTACTTTATCTACCTCTTTGTTCGTAGCATATTTATATTCCATTTCCATACGAGCGAATATCTCTGTTGCTATTTCTATTCTGTCTACCTCTTTTATTTCTTGATACATACTAACCCCCTAGTTGTTTAAGTTCTTGCATTGACAGATGTTGGTTTTGCTTTGCCTGAACCTGTTGCTTTATTGCGTTGAATGACGTTACCTTGCCAGTTGGCACTTTAACCCATCCTTCTCGTACATAGTATCTCATTCCCGAATCTAAGTCTTTCAAAGGCTTCTGTCTATTCTTTGCCTTGTCCTTGAATGTATCTACCAATGTTACTAATTGCTTTTCAGTTATGTTAGGAAACTTCTCATTAATGACTTTCAAAGTAGTATCATTCGGAGAAAATTTCTCTATATATATATTATCTTTATTACTACTTAAATCTTTATTACTAATGCGTACGGCTTTTCCCTTGTTGGGATTATCCGTATTTGGCTTGTTCGGAATAGCCGTATTTGGTGTAGCAGTAGGGTGTTCCTCGTCAATATATCCAATAAAATATTCACCTGACCCATTCGTGGCCTTTCGATAGTCAACCCATCCACTCTCTCGTAATTCTTTTAATGTGGAAGATATACCATCGACACCTTCTTTAAGTTGTGATGCCATTGACCTTATCGTAAAGTTCCAGTCATCGGGCTTGCTGTACATAAATGCGTAAAGCCCTTTTGCCTTTAATGATAAAGACCTATCGTTAATTATTCTATTAGATACCTGTGTATAGGAGGCACTAATCCTAGTCATTTTGTTTTTCATTTTTTTTTCCTCGTTGATTAAATTATTCAAATCCCTTCTTTAGATTGGGTGGGGTAATTACCTCCCCACCCTGAATAACCTAAAGGAGGTTAGACCAATTATAGACTCTTTAAAAAAGAATTGCTAAACTATTTTGAAAATAAAGTGTAAAAAATGCTTGACACATTATAAATATACACTCTATAATGTATTTATCGAATCAGGAATGGTTCGGTACTTTAAAAACAAAACGGAGAAACAAATGAAAAACTTTATAAATGGAAACGAATACACAGGTGGTAATGTTACAACTTTAGAAGATGCAGGTTTCGCAGATGCATCAGAGTTTGCTACTTTTCGTCAAATCAAAAAACACTTTAACCTTCAAGGAAAAGAAATGAAGGGTGCAAAATCAGTTGCTACTTTAATGAGAGTTGTAGTTAAGAAAGTAGTTAACAAAAAAACAGGCAAAAAGGAAGACAAGAAGTTTCCTAAATACTTTAGTGTTTTTGAGAAGAACGAAGTAATAGCAGTTCTTCAATCTAACGGATTCACACTTTAATTTAACAGGGGAGGGTAACCTCCCCACAACGGAGAGGAAACATGGCAACAATATTACAAGCAAACGGGAATGAGTTAGTGGTTACACCTAAACACGACACACCTTGGGAGTTATCGCAACTGCAAGACTGGGTAGGTGGTTATATCGAACTTGTCCACCAAGATAGCGATGGTATTGCCTATGCTAACGAAGAAGGCCTTCTTGAAGACCTTCCAGTTAACACCAAAGCATCGAGACTCTTTGGTAAAACATTAGTTGGGGATGTGGTTTATTTACCTAATGGTGAATGGGATTAAAATATATATTTATAATTAAAGTGTAAAAAATGCTTGACATCTGTTATAATAAACTCACTTTAAACACAAACGGAGAAAACAAAATGAAAAATTGGAATAAAAAACTAATAGAAAATGTTGCTAAGTTCAAAGAGGCTAAACTTGGTGCTGAGGTCTTTAAGAATAATGACAGTAATAACCTGTTACTTGCTATAGCCAAGGTCAACCTACTGGATGATGCAAAGACGAAGATACAGATTAACCACGCATTATTTCACACAACATGGAATGGCACAAGACGTGAATCTATTGATAATATGTTTCCTAAGCATTGGTTCAATAGACGTAAGAACAACGTACTAAATAGTTTCATCGAAGAGGCTGAGTCTTTAGGTGCTAACTTCAGTCACAGATGGTCTACTGAGGAACGTGAGCAGATTAAAATCAAAGGAGAAACAAAATGACAAATGACGGCATGAGTATAAGTGAAGAGAAGGCATTGATGGAGCGTTGTAGCCCCACCTACTCTCAATATGAACGCCACTACGATGAGGCGTTACTAGCCTTTAACAAGTCGGCTGAAACTATATACCAACAATTTGAATATCATTTAAATGATGACCCAATGTGTGATGTTCCTTTACAGGTATTTGAAAAGATAATTAGATGTGTGGGTATGCTAAAAGAGTTAGCATCTAATCAACGCTACTACCACGATGACGATAACTACAACGCCTACATTGAGTATGACTTCACACATGAGGTTGCGAAAGATGTAGAGGACAGGTATGGATGGATATTAGAGGAGATATTATGACACTTAAAAATGAATATTTTGATGAAATCAATGAGGCTCAAAACGAGGATTATGGACAGTTTGAGGAGTATTGCCAAGCCAACCCACAACCCAAGGTAGAAAGAACGCTAGAGAGTACCTTAGCCTTCGCCTCAGAGTATATGAAGACCGAGAAGTTTGCCAAGGAATGGCAGACATTTAAAAACAAAGGAGAGTTCTAATGAGTTATTACAACACTAATAAAGAAAGAGGTAGAGAATTATTTAACTCTGAATACAAAGCACAAAATCAAGAGGAATTAATTCTAAGTTTATTCAATACAGGGAGTCTTTTATCTCCCGATGAGATTCTTGATATATGTAATCAACATTATAGTTACCCTATAACAAGCATCCGCAGAGCCTTAACCGACTTAACAAGTAAAGGTTTACTAATTAAAACTAACAGTTTTAGAATGGGGAGATACGGTAAAAAAACACATACTTGGACATTACCTTCAAATATTGAGGCTCAAAACAAGATTGATTTTAACAATATACAGGTAGTGGATATGGATTATCTGCAAAGCCAGTACCCCGAATATGAAGATTCTTTTGTCGTTGAGGCAGAGTGGAAGGATACAGGCGTTACCCTTACTGACGAAGAAATAGACGCTGTGAATGACGATAGGGATTTTGTGTACGAAACACTACAGGATTTTTTACACTAATGGAAACACTATTTGAAATTCTTTTTATAAGCACCATGCTCTTTTGGGCATGGTTGATATTAATACTATTGGGAGATTAAAATGAATACTTTTAAAACACTAAACAAAATAAATGTAAACGAAAATACAGAATCTATCACAACTTCTAAAGGAGTTAAACTTACATACCTTAGTTGGGCATGGGCGTGGACTGAACTGAAAAAAGCCTACCCTGATGCAACCTCATGTGTGTATGAGAATGTGGATGGGTGGAACTATCATACAGATGGGCGAACTGCTTGGGTCAAGACAGGGGTAACAATAGATGGTTTAGAACATATTGAGTATTTGCCTGTAATAGATAACAGAAACCAAGCAATACCTCTCGATAAACTTACATCTATGCAGGTAAACACATCTATTCAGCGTTCAACAACTAAGGCAATTGCTAGACATGGCCTTGGACTTTACATCTATGCAGGCGAAGACTTGCCCGACATTCCTATTTGGAAAGATGGGGAACGTGATACTTATGAGGCTGAAATTAAAAAAAGTATTGTAGGGAAAAAAGGCGAAACAGATTACGAGAATGTCAAACAGTTATGGAGAGAGTTAACTAAAAGACAGGTTACTGATATTTGGAAAGCCTTTGATAATCAAGAACACATTATAATTAAAGACGCTTGTCGAGATTTTGATACTAAAGAGAAATAATAAAGAATTGTGTGCGTTGTGGCTAACGGTTCGCAATCGGGGTCTCAGGGTCTATTCAACCCTTCTCTCGCCTCGTTAGTTAAAGAAGAATAGTCACCGAGTGGTTGCCGTAAGCAACCCTTTTAATCATAATAATAGGAGAAAGAAAATGAGTGGAATAAATAAAGTAATATTAGTAGGCAACATCGGACAAAAACCCGAACTTAAATACAGTAGCAATGGTAAGGCAGTATGTAACCTGTCAATAGCAACTTCGGAATCATGGACAGACAAAACTACTGGCCAAAAGAAAGAGAAGACTGAGTGGCACAAGGTATGTCTTTTTGAAAAACTTGCTGAGATTGCAGGGAAATACCTAGACAAAGGGTCTAAGGTCTATGTTGAAGGAAAGATGCAGACTCGCAAGTGGACAGACTCTAACGGGGTAGAAAAGTACACGACTGAGGTGGTTGTTAGTGGATTTAATGGAACACTACAGATGCTTGATAAGCGTGATGCAAACACAGGTACAGCACAGCCTACAGAGCAAAATACTGCCCAACCCTTTGAGGACGACATACCTTTTTAGTTATTTAGTGTAAAAATAACTTTACATTCTCTGTTTTGGTGTTATAATAGACTCACTTTAAACAAAACGGAGAAACAAAATGAAAAAAGTAAATGTAAACCAAATGATTAAGAGCCTTAAAGACAACTTTAACGTAAATGCAGTTTCTTTACAAGAATGGGATTCTGATTACGATTACGAAGACGGTCT